GAATGCTATCGTGCGTCCAGGCGGTAACATTAACTTCTCTTATGGTTCAACATATCTATATCAACAACAGCATATTTCAACATTGCTACCTTCTGCTACGGGACTTCAAGTCAATGGATATAACTTTGGATTCACAGCAAAGAATGGTAATGGTTGGGATGATGGTCGAGTTGACCAATTAACTGCACTTGTTCGTTTTTGGGATAACACAGGCGGTAGAGGTGCTAACAATTTGTTATACGGAGATGTTTATGATTTAACTCGTAAATATAATTGGACTACATTTGACTATTCAAAAACATTTACAACACCGCTTGCAGTACCTTCCATCGGTCAAGTACAGTATGGCTTTATCGGTAGAGACAATAATTTTTGGGCAGGGCCATATGGCCCAGAAATCTATAATGTCAATTTCAGTCTAAAATATTCTGTAGATCCATGTATAACTAATCCAATGTATAGTCCAACGTGTCCTGGATATTTGGATGCATTAAATAAATTACTGCCGAAGACTACAACACCTTCAGCGATAACAGAGACAGCAACAACACCAACAGGAACTATAGCAATCGTTGATAATGTTGCGATAACACCAGTTGGTACTTATGGCGGTGCGCCACCTCCCACACCCGGTAGCCCACCACCGCTTGGTAGCCCACCGCCACTCGAAAGTTCACAACCTCCACAACAGCAAGCTGGCCCTGCGCCAGCGGGCCCTCCTATGCCGGGCCCTACTCAACAACAGGCATCTGCATCACAACCTAGCGCAAATAATCCACAAGCTAAAGTTGGTGAAGTGTCAGAATCTGGAGGCGGATCAAAGTCTACAGTATCTCTATCATCTGTTCTTAGTATGATTAGTTCTAATCAAGATAAAACAGGTGCATTGGAAAAGTCTGTAGTGCAAGCGGCTGATGCACAAGCATTCTCTGCTGGAGAAAGTGCTAAACAACAAGCTGAAAAAATTGCAGGTGATGTACAATCTCAAAGCAGTACTGCTGGTGGATCATCTCAATCATCTGCAAGTCAATCGTCTGCAAGTCAATCGTCTGCTATGCAATTGCAGGGTTCATCATCAATGCAAGGAAATTCACAATCTAATGCAATGATGAATTCAGCAAGACTTCAACAATCACTCAACAGTAGCAGTATGGGAATTCAATCTGAAGTTTCAAATTTTGGTGGAACAAATCAACAACAAAATAACTTTCAGAATAATACAAGACAAGACTTCAACGTATCAATGGTCACACCATCTGTATCTTATAATATATCTGCGCCAACACGTTATTCTCCTCAAGTGCAAATTGAATTGCCAACATTAGAAGGTATTAAATTTGGTGGGAACAAGGGGCCAGTAGATAGTGCTATGGAATCAAAACCTATGTTGCCACAAGCGAATCAAGGACAACAACAGTTGAGTAGCGTCAATAGAAATGCACAAAACAATGATGCGGCTGGTAATGTTACAATTGACTCTATTGCAAAACAACCAGTTGGATATGCACAATACTTTGGTATAATGCCTGATGTTGCATTCTATGCGCCAAAAGAAATTTATAAGAATCAAAAGACAGTAGACAATGCAAGAGCATTAAGACAATTGAGTTCTGATAAGTTACATCAAGACATGGTTAATCAACAATACAAATAAGGAAGAAAAATGGCAGAAGAAATTAAAAACGTAAACGCTAAGATTGATGAAGCAGAAGCGGCAGTTAAGAAGTACGCAAGTAAAGATACAGTTATCAGCATTGGTGGATACGAATTCACACCAGCTAAGTTGATGGTAGCATTTACATTAGTGTCATCATTACTTGGTGGATTGTATGGTGCATTTGAAGTCTACAAAGACTATCAAGGCATGAAAGATAAAATTGCTAAGTATGTGTCTCCAGACTTAACAGAGATATATAAGAAGATTGAAGTGCTAGATGCTAACACTAGTAAGATGGTTGAGTATACTGATACAATCAAAATAGATTTAAAGGGTGATGTTCGTAGATTAGAAGGTGTCGTTGAAAACATCGAACGTTCTAGTAAGACAGATCAACGTTTAACTGACTCTAGCATGAAAGAAATTAAACGTGATGTTGATGGCACAGTAAAAGAAATTAAACGTGATGTTGATGCTACATTGAAAGATATCAACAGAGAGTTAGTAAAGAATCAAAAAGAAACTCAAGCTGAAGTTAGAGCATTGAGAGTTGAAGTAGATAACAAAATCAAAAAAGCACTCGACAATCCACTATCCAATTAATCACTTTTATGTGGATAGATAAATGGTTTATATGAAAACATATCGTTCTATTTTTGTGAGTGATGTTCATTTAGGTACCAAAGATAGTCAAGCAGATAAGTTAAATAACTTTTTAAAGCATAACAGTTGTGACACACTATATCTAGTGGGTGATATTATTGATGCATGGCGCATACAACAAAACAAGTGGCGTTGGAAACAAAGTCATACTAATGTGGTACGCAGAGTATTAGGTCACGCAAAACGTGGCACTAGAGTTGTTTATATAGCCGGGAATCACGATGAGTTTCTTAGACCAATGATACCATATGGTTTTAGTTTTGGTCTTGTTGAAATTCACAATCAAATAGAACATATAGGTGCAGATGGTAAGCATTATCTAGTCACGCACGGAGACTTGTTTGACGGCATTACTAAACTGGCACCGTGGTTAGCTTTCTTAGGAGATAAAGCATATGACTTCATCCTTTCTGTCAATAGTAGGTATAATTGGCTACGTCATCGCATGGGTTTTGGGTACTTTAGCATTAGCAAGTTTCTTAAACACAGAGTTAAAAAAGCAGTAGACTTTATGTTCAAGTTTGAAGAAAACTTGGCCAATTACTGTAAGAAGCGAGGTTTTGATGGAGTTATATGCGGACACATACACCACGCAGAGATTAAAGAAATCAATGGTGTTATGTATATGAATGATGGCGATTGGGTTGAAAGTTGTACAGCACTTGTAGAACATCATGACGGCCGCTGGGAAATTATAACTTGGACTAAGGAGAAAGACAATGATAAAACTCTGTGATAAAATTACTATAGTTGTGCCTTGTAAGAATGAAGAAAATTATATTCATCATCTACTAGATTCACTACGTTCACAAAACATAGGTGACACTAGAGTAATCATTGCTGACTGTTCAACCGATGCCACTAGACAAGTTATTAAGGATAACAGTATTGGACTGAATGTTGAAATCATTGATGGTGGTCCAGTATCTATTGCTAAGAACAACGGAGCAAAACTAGTCACTACCCCGTACATCCTGTTTATCGATGCTGATGTTCGATTCTTTAAAGATACAGTTATTCAGGATTCTGTTAATAAGATGGAATTAAAGAACCTGCACCTTATTGGACTAAACATCAAATGTTACGATAAAGATATACGTGCAAAGATTGGCTTTACTGCATTCAATGTAATTAATCATACATTAAAATTCTTTTCACCATTTGCAGTTGGTGCATTCATGTTGACACGTAAAGATAAGTTTGAAGAGTATGGTGGGTTTCCTGAAAACTTTTCAACGTCTGAAGACTATTTCTTATCTAGAAAGTATAGTCCTAAAAAGTTTAGAATTATTAAACATCATTTTGGTCAAGACAGCCGCAGATTCAAGAAGATGGGCTATATGGGTATGGCCAAGTATTTAACAAAAAATTTTATTAATCGTAATAACAAGGCTTACTGGGACAGTCTTGATTCCTCAAAATATTGGAATTAAACCAAACACCAAATAGTAGCACATTATTTTGGTGCTGGTGGTCTCTTCTTAGGCGCAGTAGTAGCTTTAGTTGGCTGTTTCTTTGGCGCACGTTTAGCAATAGCCGCAGGAGGATTCTTAGTCCATGCTTGCTCTTTTGCTGGCGCTGGTGTTGCATCTGCAACAGGCGCTGGTGCAACTTCAACTTTAGCATCTATATCCGCAGTAGTCTCTTTGATGTTTTTAATTGCAACATCAGCCGCAGTCAAAGGAACTTCTTGATTTGCATTTGCTGTCGATTTGCTACCTGTGAAAAATTCTTTAATTTTATTAAACATGATTATCGCCTTTTTAAGTTAAAATTTCAATCGCATGATTGTAATGATTGATTCTGTCTTCTAAGCCAATGAATCCACCATTGATTCGTTTTGTCATTGTCTTTATATCTCCAACATCTGCTAATTCATTTAGTCTAGCCGCAGACCAGAACCAACAAGCAGAATGAATAGCATACTCTGCTTCTAATAACAAATCAGGATTCTCAATTAGCACATTGCTTTCAAACAATGATTGTGAACACTTAGTGTAGTTGTTCTTTCCCGTAATTTGTATGATGCCTCTACCACGAAAGTACCAACCTTCTCCAGATGCTTCATCTCCATTACCCATACGATTAGCATAAACACGATTCGCAATCATTTGTGGTTTGCGTTCGTATAGTTTTGCTACTTCATCGTTAGGAAAATACTTACCAAATGTGCCACGTAAACCTTTAGCAGAGTAATTTAAATTCTCTTGCATCAAAGTAAATCCACCAGACTCATGTCCACATTGTGCCATGAAAGCCGCAACTCGCTTTGGTGTATCTATGTCATACTCAGGTAAAATATCACCTAGATTAGTATACCATTCTTCAAAGTTTTTAACTTTTGGTATTAAGTGATGTACTGCATCTTCTGTAAAAAAGTCCATTGCTGTCTCCTCTATGATTATATAGAAGTATTTAGCATTGAATTAATCCCAAAGTGCTTGATAGTATTTGCCGAACAAACGAAATCCGTTCTTGATTCTGTCTTCAACAACTTTCATGCCTTCATAGTCAGCTTTGTATGTGTGATTCGGACCTTCTTCTAATTTGAACATTTTTGGCTTACCATTTTCATACCACTCACAAGCAACTGACTTCTGGTCAAATTCGCCTGAACGATATGCTTCTTCCCATTCTTTATTGAGGTGATGTTCAAAAGCAAAAATCATTTCATCCATAGCCCAGTCCCAACGCTTGAAATGATTGTCATCGGTGTCCCACTCATTTTCTTTTGCTGGCGCTGAAGTAGACTTCAATTCATCTGGCACATCTTCATCATCAACAAAAGGTGCGCCATGTTTCTTTTCTTTCAACTGCTTCAACATAGGCAAAGCAATCTGACCGAGAGTATGGTCCATAGACCAAGTGTCCCAATAGTCAATCTTTACATAGTCAATCTTGGGATGAATTACATCCAAGACCTTTGCAATCGCTTTACAGATAGGGTCTAAAAAATTAACCCACTTCTCGTATGGTGCGTTAGGTTTGTCTTCGAGATTATAAAAGATACTATCATCTTTTTCCCAAAAGCAAACAAACTTTAGAATATGATATGGGCTTAACCAGTGATTACGATATCCGCTGATGTAGACTTTCATATGATCGTTTTCTTTCGTGTGTACTGATACACATGTGGATTTGGTTTGCTACGCATTGATTCACCAGACACAAATGGATCATCATCAATCAATTCACCAAATTCTTTTTCCATGTAGTATGTGCCAATTGCTTTAACACATTGATCCATCAAACTGTTATTTCCTGAAGAAGAATCTTCTGCCCAAAAACAAATTGCAGACCTACCCCAAGTGCGATATCTCAAAACATCGTGAAAAATCTTTCGGTGTTTTTTATTACTGGGATCAAACGTTTCAAACGGTCTGCCGAATTGTTGAATCTTGCTCATTGCTTTCACTTTCTATCATAATTAAAAGTTGGTGCGCTTCTTTACGCACCTCATCTGTTACTGCCCATGCGAAACCTTCTGGATGAAGTAACTCTTTCAAAAAATAAACAACTTTTTCTTCAGCTTGGTTCTTCATCTGATAATCTCACAAATTGACTAGAGACTGCATAATCTTCAGGCATCTTTTCTACAATCTTTGTAAAATGATACGAATCTGGATAGTGCCTTAAAATACTTGCCGCACGTTGGCGAATGTACTTTGGTACTTTAGGCGTTACTTTAGGGTTTAACAAATCTAAAAGCATTTGATGCCCACAACGCAACGCACGATATCTTTCATCAGGTAATGTCATCTTATGTTCCTCAAATCATTTCATCTTTGTAACTATCAAACTCTGTATCAAAACTATTATAGTTGATAAAAATCTCTTCGTCAACTTCAATGTCAAGAATTGCCACTGAAAAATTACCAATATTCATAATGTTTGGAAAATTGCTATGGTTGATAAAGTTTGACGAATCGGCATTTGAACACACGTAATCTTCACCATCATCAGATTTTTCTATCCAAGCATACTTTTTAAAATATTCTTTCTGTGCATCATTGAATTCTTTTAGCCTGTCGATATGAAATTTTATGTCAACACCATCAACGTATTTCCATACAATGCTATTTGCTGGTATATGTTCTTTTGCAAACAACCCCAAACCCATTTTTGGATTTGTTGCTGTTCGAACTTCTGCCTTGTATAAAAACATTACTCGTACTCAGCGTCACCAGGAGAAGCTAAGTCTGCAATATGCTCAGTCATAACAGTAAAGAAAGTTTTAATTTTCAATTCGTCATTCCATTTTTTTGCATAGTCATTATCTTTATCACACAATGCTAGTGCTTCTTCTTTGGTAACGACACGGTGAGACACGATAGTTTGACCTAGATGTTGTTGAGAGAATTCTTTTGCTTCTTCCATAGTGACAGTATCAAGTGCCCACTCAGCTTTATCTTTACCATACATGTCTACGCCAACAGGAACTTCTACCATATAGCGTTCACGGAACATAGATACAGTTTCAACAAGAACCCATTGTGTTTCAATTTTCTTCATAGTCCAGCTTCCATCTTTATTGTCAGTCCAATTAATAGCATCACCAGTCTTCCAACCAGTTTGCTCTAGTATATCATCATTTAGGGGAAGAATCAAATCACCAGTTTCTGGGTCTTCTTCCAGATTGACTGTCCAAATCTTGTTTGCCATATGTACTCCTCAAGTTGATAATGTAATTATATCTCAAGTGTGATGAAAAGTCAAGTGGCAAGCATTCGTATCAAACCTATGGAATCAATTGTAGTTAGCAGAATATAGTTAGCCAACATGCCAAAAGATTTCCTAGTCCAAGAAGCCCAAGCATACAAAGCACAGCCAAGGATCCAGATAGGATAAAGAGTAAGAAGCGGAGGGGTGGGGACTGTGAGTGCCATAGTAATGCTACAGCCGATGCTAATAGCCCAAGCAAGCAACTCAATAGCAAAGCGAATTCTGTTAGACTTAAAGTCATCTTTAATCCATTCTATAGTAGGGCGCAACAAATCAATGTTCATCAGTTAATCCAAATTAAATAGTTGTGGATATGTCTTAACAAAATACAGTCTCAACGTATTCCAATGTTGAAATAAATCGGATGAATCTTGTTCTAGTGTCAATCGCTTCAACTCATTCATTGATTCTATGACTCTATAAAAATCATTTACTTGATCCTTATAAACGCTGTAATCATACTTTCTACTGTAGACTTTGTATTTTCTATTCATGTGCAAGAATGTCGAGAACAATCTTTCTACAATGAACGGAAACATATTCAGATTTGGATCTCTAGCATAGTTTGCACTACCATGATAAATCTCTGCTTCATGTCCAGTCAATGCTTCTAAATGTGTTTTAACATCTTTAACAAAAGCAATATAGTCTAACCAGAATTCTTTTCTTGCGACAAAGTAACTGCAATAGCATGTAGCATCTGTCATTACAACTTCAAGTGCAGTAGTATCATACCCACCATTGTGAAGTGCTGTTCCAGTAACGTTACGAATTCCTTTGTGAAAGTATTCACCTTGTTCCCATACGTTATACATGAATGCATCTTGCACTCTAGCATGATTAAAAATCCAAACGTCTGCTTCTGGATTGTCTTTGATTGCATCAACGATAACTTGTGATGAATGTCGCATCTTGTCTTGCCAACGTGGACCAAACACACCCCATGCATCTAAGTCATCTGCAAAGCCTTCATCAATAATACGATTGAACGAATGAAACTCTCTCAACTCAGGGCGTTCATTCTTTGTATTGTCGAATGGTGTTAGCAAAGGATCAACTTGTGGTATTTGATTTTGTTCAAAACAAATCTGAAAAATTTTATACTTCATTCTGAAATTCCATTTCCATTAGGAGCAATGTTTCCTTCAATTCCAATTTTTGCAATCTTCTGAATTTTTGATGGATCTAAATGCACAAACAATAAATGCTCTATGTCAATGTATCCACCGCCAGTCAGAACCATATTCATGTCTTTAAACATTCTACCATATGCTTGTGCAATGTTAGGAAGCATTTCAGAATCAAAACTCCACAGTCTACTCATGTATTGAAATATGACTCCACCAGTTTGTGCTGATGTGAATTGACTAGTGAAAGGACCACGAATGATAATTTTATCTTTTGCATCTATGTGCGTTTGATAGTTGAAGTTATCATTCAATACATATCTTCCACTCATCTTAAAGATTCGTTTGTATTTTTTGTAGTCGCCAGAAACACCAATGTCTTGAAACGTTGAGCCGAACATAACAATCTCTGCCATATTCTTTACAATGTCTTGACTTGGAATAGCTAGAATATCTTTGATAGAAGGTGCGTCAGAAAAACTAACAATACCTTTTGTATATTCTTCTAAAACTTTTCGCTCTTCATCAGTTGGAGATTTTAAGCCGCCATCAAGCAGAACGATATCTGCATCGCATCGTTCTTTAATTGACTTTAGTGTGTTTATTGTTTGTTCTAGTCGCTGTTCAGGACTATACACACCATGATTAGTGTGAATAGCTGAAGATACTAGAAATAATCCATCAGGACTCTTTTGGTTTTCTAACATTTGGTTTTCTCACAGGTTTAGCAACAATCTTTTTCGCTCTAGGTTTTCTAGTAGCTTTTTCGGCTGCCGCAATCATTAATTCTTCTTTCTTATTCAAACGCTTAAAGACTTCTTCTGGTTCCATCCAAATGTCTTTATTGTCTAGTATAGATTTAATCTCTTCGCCTGTCAAGAAATCTACATAGATACTTCGCATGAATTTATCTGACCACTTGCGTTCATACATGATGTTGTCGTACATCTCACCGCCTTTGCCTATTGTGCCACCCGAATAATTGTGGAACATAAACATAGAATGTTCTGAGATTTCAAATCCATCTGCTGATAAGAACACCATCGTAGCCGCAGACATACATGCGCCTTCTACTGATGCAATGATTCTAGCTTGAGATTCACCCATGACACGCATGAACTGAACAGCAGTAAATAGATTACCGCCTGGAGAATTGATATGAATTTTAACAATATCATTCTCTGTTGCGTTTCTAATAATTTCGAACCAGTCAACGTAATCGTCTGGAGTTGTTATTTCTCCAACCAAATAGAACGTGTATAGTTGCCCTAGTACCTTTGGTTGTCTAGGCTTCTTAGCGTCATCTAAGCCAAACAAAGAACTGATTTTTTCTTCTTCCATAATTATCACTTTCTATTATAACATAGAGTATACTCTACTTTGCTTCGGATGTCAACTTGTCAAATCCATATTTGCATAGCCAATATGCATCAATCAAGTCGGAAGAAGGATTCCATTGCTTCTCAGTCATATGTAGTTCTTCTTTTAAACGAATGTCATTGAATTCTTCAAAGACTTCTTGCATTCGTTCTTTATTTGCATTACCTTTACCAGTAGCATATTTCTTAAGTACTGTTGGTGGTATTTCTGTACACTCTACGGCAAACAACCATAGTCTGTATTTTAGAATGCCAGCGTTCTCGGCAATGTTGAACACTCTGCCTTTTGATCCCATAGAATATCCTTCTAAGAATACGTGGCAATCTTTGTCTCTTTCTAACAATCTATCAATGAAGAAATTTGATATACCATCGTATCGTAATACGTCAGTCATTCCTTCGTGATCGAAAAATCTACCTGTTATGTTTTTAAATTGAACATCATATTTTCTAGATTGTGTTAGAAAATAAAAATGACATTTTTCAAAACTAAACTCACCATCTTCATCATCAAATACACACATTGCAGGACAGGTTAGAGAATAATCTACTCCTGCGATAATCATCTATTATTATCTTCTTCAGAGGACCACTCATCATCTTCTATTAATTTGTCCCAATCTTCATCTGTCCATTCTTTGTCTTTTTTTGATATTGCTTCTTCGGTTATTGTTGAACCGCAATAAGAGCAATTTGATGGTATTGTGTTATCTCCGCCTTCTAATGGAGTTACTGAATACTCAGCCTCGCATGAATCGCAGAATACGTTATATGTTGTCATTTTATCTCCTTATTCGTACATTACTGTATCTGTATCTCCTAAAGCCCATTTCGGATTGTGTTCTACAACAAACTTTCTTGTTGCAACTTTAAAATCTGGAAACTTCATTTCTTTAGGATTGCTTGCGGCATCAAAGAATAAACAACGATTGTTTGGTTGTGCCGCATACTGTCCATTATCTAGTTCAATAAAATTATAAGACTTGTGGTCTTCTGGCCACTCAGAATAAGTTAAGTCAATCATGTTGTGATCTGGTGCGGCATGGTCAACTGTGAACATGTAATTGCCTTGATACCAGTTTTTATCTTTTGCGTAAAATTTTCCTGTTAGATTTTTAAGAAAAACTTTTTGTACGACTGCCATGTTGTAACCAAGACAGTCCCAAATTTGTAGATAATCTAGAGGAACAAATTTCTCTGGCTGTAAATTGTGATCCCTACTCACATAAGCACTTAGCGGTAGTTTATCATAGAGTGCGCCATATTCAGGAAGATATGATTCAATTCGAAATGCTTGACCACGAATTGATTTGATGCTGACCCAAATACAGGGCACATATTCACCGTGACCTTCTTTGAAATCGTATAGAAATTCTTTTCTAACAAAACAATGAACGGGTGGTAAATTGGCTATTAAAAATGACATTCAATTACACCAAGATGTTTTAGCCTCGCCGTAGTACTCTCTAGCGTAACCTTTAGAAATTAACATACCACGTAAACTTTGTCCGTTTAGAATAACGTCACCGAGTACACGGCCACCATACTTGTCCCAATCCATTAGAACAACTTGACGCTTCTGACTTGCGGCAATCATATCTTTTGTGAATTTACTAGCCGCTTCGCCACGCTGTGCTTCACTTGGGCATTGCGCTCTGTGTCCTTTTTCTGGTGTGTCAACACCAAACACACGAATGCTTAGTTCTTTTTTGAGTGGGTCTGGTAGCCAAGCCGCTTCAAACGCAACAGTATCCCCATCAATAACCCTAGTAATATTAGCGTCATAGACAACTCCTGGTTTTTGTTTTCCTGTTTGTGCGTGTGCATTCAATGCAGAAAATGTAAATCCTGCAACAATCAATGCGAGGGCAAAAAATATATATTTTAAGTGTGTCATAGGTGATCTAATTATTCTTCAACTGGAATCTCTCGTACTTCTTCTTCAGTAACAAGTTCATATGTAATTTCATGTGCTTCATCGTATCTTCTTTCAGCAGAAAGACCAGATGTGTCATCATTCAATAAAGCAATAAATTCATTGTACACATCCTCAGATATACGAGGATATATAAGTGTTTTTGTTAATTTATCATATGAGGTATTTTCAGGTATTATTACAGAAATTTTTGCATGTGCAAGCATTGTTGTGTATGGTTCTTGACCTTCAAGCAGACCTTGATCTATTGTCGTTTCTACATCATAGTAATTAAATGTTGTCCATGCATCTAACCATTCTGGATTAGTTTCTCTGTCATACCATCTAGTATCGGTATTCGGTCTCGTCTGAGTAATTGTTAATTTATATGTTGTTACGGTTGCCATTTTTTTCTCCTAATAGGGGTTTTTGATATTGCATGTTCTATTTATCATGCGGCTTTGCCCCAAACGTCAGCCCAATCACCTTTTGTAGCACCTTTTGCGTAATCTGTAGCACGGTTCTCAAAGAAATTGGTATGCGTTGGCGCATTAATCATTTCCTCAACCCATGGTAGTGGATTTCGTTTAACTTTAAAGATACCTTTCAGACCAAGACTAATTAAGCGTCTGTCTGCAATGTATCTAATGTATTTCTTAACTTCTTCAGCAGTAAGGCCTTCCATTTCGCTAATGCCAAAAGCTAAGTCGATAAACTTATCTTCAAGTTCTACCATTCGTTCTGCAATAGTATATATCTTAGATTTTAGTTCATCATTCCAAATTTCGTTATTTTCTTGAATGAATGTTCTAAACAGTTTTATCATTGATTCACAATGCTGTGTCTCATCTACGATAGACCAAGTAACAATTTGTCCCATACCTTTCATCTTACCTGTGCGTGGAAAGTTCAAAAGCATAATGAATGAAGAGAACAACTGCATACCTTCTGTGAATGCTGAAAATACTGCAATGTGTGTAGCAGTAGATTGCAAGTCACCATTCTTATCTGAAATGTCTAGCACATAATCATGCTTGTCTTTCATTTCTTGATATGCTAAGAATTCATTATATGTTGTATCTGGCAGACCCAACGTTTCAATCAGATGACTATAGGCAGCCACGTGCAACGCTTCTCTAGCGGCAAAGCCAAGCAACATCATACGTACTTCTGGTTGCTTGAAGTATGGTAGATAGTTTTTTACATAACCACCAGCAACATCAATGTCACCTTGAGTAAAGAAACGAAAGATGTTTGTGAGAAAATGTTTCTCTTCTGTTGTTAACTTTTTCTTCCAATCTTTAACATCTTCAGCCATCGGCACTTCTGTGTGTAACCAATGACTTTGTTCGTGCTTTAACCAAGCATCATATGCCCACGGATAATTAAATGGCTTGAATGCATCTCTGCTGTCCATTAAATTACTTTTTATTTTTGTTACACTCATTCTACTACCTTAATTTTTAGTTGTTTATTAGGATTGTTTTTCATAAATTTTTGTACCGCATCTTCAAAAGTTTTTCCCTGCGAAAGAAAAGTATTATCAAGAACATCCCAAATAAAAATCTCATCATCGTGAATCTCACTTCTTATATAAATGACTTCAGCATGTGTATGTTTAACTTGTTCAGCTTCTCTCAGTATTCTATCAATTTCAGTTTCTGATCTTTTCATTCTATTCTGAATAAAAATAATGATACAACTGACAAGGAAAATTACTTCCATTACGCCAAAATTCCATTCCATTTAAGCACCCAACCATTCAGTCAATTGATTTTTCATCAGCATACCAGAAACTCGTTTAACTTCAATGTCACCATCTAACATTACTAAAGTTGGAACACCACGAATGCCATAGTCCATTGCAAGTCCTTGATTCTCATCAATATCAATAACTTCAATTGGAATTTGAGTCTCAACGTCTTCTAATGTTTTTGCTAACATCTTACATGGCTGACACCATGATGCTGTAAATCTAAGTACTTTCATTTTTTATCCTTCACATGCGAGACATGCATCACCATCAATAAGTGCTTTCATGTCGAGTTCTTTAATTACTTCACGCTCAATGCGTTTCGATACCTTGTCTGCTTTACCAATCTTTTCTGAACGGCAGTAGTACAATGTTTTGAGTCCTTGCTTCCATGCTTGAAAGTGTACTGCATGTAGATACATGATGTTCACATCAGGTCGGAAGAATAGATTCAATGACTGTGCTTGATCGATATACTCTTGTCTATCTGCGGCATGATTAACTAACCAACGTTGGTCAATCTCCATAGATGTTTTGAATACATCTTTCTGCCAATCATCTAAAATATCTAAGTGCTGTACGCTACCATCGTTCGCAATGATACTAGACCAAACTGTCTGATACTCATCATCTGATTTTACTACACTTTTGATGATCCTGTCAAGCCATTTGTTTTTGGCTAATGATGAGCCCGATAAAGTGTCCTGACGATAAGCATTAGCACGATAAGGTTCGATACTAGGGCTAG